GTGGTGGCAGTGCGGGGCCTGTTTGCTCCACACACATGGCTGTTGGGTGGCCACCAGTCTTCATCTTTTGTACCTCAGATATGAATAATTATATACAATATACACCGATATTGACCAATATATGGTCATTATGTGAATCGGAACTGTTTTCCTTTGTCATTCAGATTCTTCTTGGCTCTTTCAAACAATTCTTTGTCAGCTGTTTCAACTGTTCTTCCCTTACTCAGAAATGAATAGACTCTGGCTCTGGCCCATTGGTCTTGTGTTGCACCAGGTCTGTGTCCAACTGCCCAAGCTGCCAATCCTTTTTCATACACTTCTTGGATGATTGACCTTGGAATGTCTGTCACTCTGGATGTGGCCTTGATGAATCGGTCTCTGGTGGAACCAGTTCCCTTGGTGGTCTCTTCATTGATTACTTGTCTCAGTCCACTGGCTTTGATTCTCTGAGTGTACTTGGAAGGTTTTGTCTTGGCTCGTGCATCACCGGGCAATGGTTCAAAAGATTCCTTCTTGCCTGTTGCACGTTTTCTGATTTCTGCTCTTCTTCTGTCAGCTGTGGATTCACCCAGTCCAGAAGTGTACTTGGTTGGAACTTTTCTGGCTGCCATCAGTATCCCCTTCTTCTCAGTTCACGTTGATATCTTCTTCTGCGTTCATTGCGTTCTTTGATTGGGTCCTTCTTCTTCTTCTTCTTTGGTTTCCCTGGTATGTTCAGTTCACCATCTTTCAACATTCTAAATGCAATGGCTGTTGCTTGTTTCTGGGGATAGCCTTCACGCATCAATCGAATAATCTTTCTGGAGACTGCATAATCTTGCATTTCTTTTCTGGTGGCCATATCTAAATCCAATCATCATCAAAAGTTGTATCATCTTCTTTTGGAATCACTTCAGTCCGTTCTTCAGTCTCTGACATTTCTTCCAGTTGTTCTTCTTCTTCCAGTGCTTGCATGGTGTGCAAACATAATCTGATGACTGGCAATGTCATTTCATGATAAGTGTGCTGCTCGAATCTGACACCAGATTCAGACCAACTGACAAAGCATACTTGTTCAGCATCTGCATCAAAGACAATCCCTTCAGTGCTGTCATGCATGAAGTCCAGCCCATTGTGTTCACATAGTTCTGTGAAGAAGTCTGCATGAATGATTGGGTCAATGGGTTGATTGGATACAATCCCCTTCATCAACATTCCAACTGTGCCAATAATATCTGATATACTCATATTGACAATGTAACACATCAAAACAGGATTCACCATGCCAACTGTAACAGTACCCAAAGACATCCAACTGATTGCAAAAAGAGCAATCGACTTTAACATCTCACTACCCATGTCCAGAAGAGCTGCATTCAAAGATGAAGGTGGCAAAAGGGTTCCCGGTACTGGAATGAGGACTGCCAGAAGATTGGCATCTGGTTCTGTTGACTTGGAACAGCTGAAATTGATGGATGCATGGTTTGCAAGACATGGTGCATCAGAAGAAGAATCCAAGGCAAGACAGGACAGAACTTCCAAGGCGGCCATTGCTTGGGCTTTGTGGGGTGGAACACCTGCCAGAAGATGGGTCAAAAGAGCAATCAAACAACTGGAATCCAAGTGATTGAAATCAGATACCTTGTCGAAATATACAGATAAAATCAGATAAAATCAGATAAAATCACATGGTGTTTTCTTCTACTGTTCCCAATGGTTCTATACAGTATGTATATATATACTATATATAGTGTATTTTTTTCTGAAACTTTTTTCATTTTAGTAATTAAAAACATATAAACCTAGATATCGACATGGTCAAAACTGGTGATTTTTCTCTACAGTATCGATGCAAACTGGACAAAGTACCAACCAGTCATCTGATTTTATCTGTATATATCTGATTTTATCTGTATATTGAACAAGGTATTGGATGAAAAAAGCAAAAGAGACCACCCAATGGATGGCCCCTCAAACAACAATCAATCAAAGATATCTACTGGAGAAGATAGCTTCATATTCATTATATCATATAATCTGAATGCGGACAAGTTATCAACACTTGTGGATAAGTATTGTGGATAAGTTATCCACACCCTGTTGATAAGTTATCAACACTTATCGCTTTCTTCTCCACATTCTTGTTTTTTGCTCTCCACTGAAGAACTGTTCATATCCACAGTCACGACATATCTGGGCAATCCTGCGACTGAATCCACTGTGTTGCATTGCAGCTGACAGTTGAAGATGGTCCATGATTTGTGTGGTGGTTGCGTATCCATTGTTCATCTTGATGCATTCCAACACTTTGACTGTCCATGGGTCATCGATGATGAATGACTGTTGGTATTCCATCAACTTTTCTTCACTCTCTTCCAACAACCACCATTCCAGTCCTTGTCTGTAATAGTGCAGTGCTTCTGCCCACAGTTGGATTCGGTTCTGTTGGATGTACTCGATGTCAATCTTGGAACCCACTTCCACAATCCAGAATCTGCGTTCAGGACCATCACTCAGGAACTGATAGTCATTGGTGGATGCTGTGAACACTGTTCTTCTGCTTCGTTGGACTGGCATCTTGGCATAGGCCGGCCGGTATCGGTCACTGGCACTGGTCAAGAACTGTTTTGCATTGGCTGCTGTTTTGCCCTGGAGTGCATGCATTTCTGCCAGTTCCCATATCCAAACACCAGACTGGTGCAGCAGCTCATAAGAATCTTTGTGACTGATGTTGATGTTGGAATCTGAAAAGTATTCTTCACTGGCCAGTTCCTTCAGTGCTGTGGACTTTCTCATTCCTTTTGCACCCACCAACACCAAACATGTGTCCATCTTGCAACCGGGTTCCATGACTCTGGCCACACAACTGATGAACCACTTACAAGACATCTCAGTGACCAACTGTGATGCACCATCTGGAATCTTTGCATGAAGAATGTTGTGGAAGAACCATTGGATTCTGTCTTCACCATCCCATTCTGGAATACTGGTCAACCATTCCTTGATGGGTTCAATGGTCCGTTCTTGGGCTACCATGATGACACTGGCCCGAAGTGCTTTGTCTGTCACCTTGTATCGATAGTTTTCTTCAAACTCAAGTGCTATTCGCTCCATCATGGCATCATCAACCATTGTATCATGCAACAGAATCTTGTCACTGTGTTCATTGTAGCAAAGACTGGAATATCTTGGATCCTGTCTCAGTATGGTGGCTGTGTTGTATCTGCAGTTCAATGGTGTCAGCATTCCAGTCCCTCTTTTGGTCACCTTCCGCAACATGTCCCAAGTGTCAATGTCTGCATCTGGTGGATTCCCTTTGTCCTCCACTATCACACCAAGTTCATCTTTGGCCAATGCCATCAATGCCTTGAATCTGTCCATTTCTTGTCTTGTCATTTTTTATACCTATTTTGATTGTTGTATTGTTGTTATTGTGTGATGTTGATGTCCATGTCAACAAAGCTGCCCCACCATCCACAGCTGTTCTGGTGGTTGCATGTTGGCCACTTGTAACTGTTGGGAATCGAGGGTTCCAAACTGAAGTGAACACTTTGTCTAGAACATCCCGGACAAGTGATGTATCTTGCTTCATTGCCTTGGATGGTTGCACCCAGTTCATTGGCCACACGTTGTCTGAATCTGGAATCCATGAACACATCATCCATCGATGCCTTGCCATTCATATAGACTTTGGTGGTGGTCTTTGGTCTTGGTGGTTCAATGATTATATCTTCATAGTCCAGTTTCAACAAGTCTCCAATGTGGATGTGTGTCTGGTGGATGTGCTTTGGATGCTGTGGATGGTCTTCTGATTGTTCACTGGATGGAATCCCATATCTGAAGTACACCCTTGCACGGTCCTTCAGTGCTTTTGGGTCTGGTTCTCCACGACCAATCACATCTGTCCACAAGTTGGAAGCAGCAACTGCAGCTCTATCCCAATCTGCACCGGGAATCGGTTCTGCCAATGGCAATATGATTCTGTACTTGTGATGATGTGGTTTGTGACTGAATGAAGTGTGAACCAAGACTGTCCAGTCTGTAAACAGTCTCCATGAATCAAGTGGTGCAATACCATCATCCATATCAAACACCAAGTGATGGATTGCAATGGTGTTGGCCTTGTTTCGGTGTCCATGGGTGAATGTCGATGGAGACCACAAAGGAAGTTGATTCTTGTCATCCAGTGTACCCATGGAACCCAATAGACCCCTTCTCAGTCCATCGATGTCCACTGTGATTGTTCTGCCCCGGTTAGATTTTACATGGTTGAATGTGGTCAGTTTGAATGTTGTTCTTGTCATGTTGTTATCTCTCCAATAGGTCATCAATCAGACCACTGTTGACCAGCTGTGAACCAATCCATTGACTGCACTGTGGAACAATGGCATTTCCCAAGGCTTTCAATCTGTGTCTGTTGTTTCTTCTGGTAGTTCTGTCCAGTCCTGTGGGAATCCCATCATCCATTCCACGAATTGTGGGTTCAGGTATTTGGGATTCTCTCCAGAATGATGTGCTCCCACCACTACATGGATTGTTGGTGTGTCTCTTTTGTGTTCTGCTGGATACCCTCCTTCTTTGAACATGTGTGCTGTGGGTGTTGGAAGGTTTTTCATTCTGTGGTCTCCACTGCTGTATGTCTGACCTCTGACCAATCTTCTGTGAAGTCCTCCAGTCCCGTGTTTGTCCGGGTCGCTTGCTGTTGGGGTAGGCAATACAAAACCACCTTTTTCTGATGTGGGGTGCTCCACATTGTGCAGCTGATATAATCGACCATTGACAGTCATACCCGATTTGGGCAAGGCTTCCAATGACATCGGTTCCACCCACAGAAGTGATTGCTGCGACATTCTCCAACACAATGATTCTTGGTTCCAGTATGCCAATGATTCTGTGCATTTCCCACCAAAGACTAGATTTTTTCCCTTCATGAATACCTCTTTGTAATCCTGCTATTGATATGTCTTGACAAGGGAATCCACCACACAGGATATCAATGGGTTCCACTTGATTGTTGATTGTTCTGACATCATCATAGATGATTGCATTGGGCCAATGTTTGGCCAGTATCTTCTGACAGTATGGTTCTTGTTCACACTGCCAGACTGTTTCACTGTTGGGTATTGCTCTTTCCAGTCCGAGTTCAAAACCTCCAATACCACTGAACAGACTTCCAATTTTGATTGTCATGTTGTTTCCTATGATTGTTGTGTTGTTGTCATTGTGTATATTCTCCATTGTGTGTGTGGTTCTTCTGCTTTGGAACAATACCAGTCTTCAGCTGTGATGGACACCACTTGATTGTCATCCAACCATACTTCTGCTTTGGTCAACACATCCATGACCATCTTGATAAGATTGTCAATGTCTGGTTTGGTGGTCTTGGGTATTCTGGCCACTGTGTCTTTCTTCCGGTTCAGTCTCTGTGGTCTCTTATGACAGAATGTGATTGACAACTTGACTGGTCCATCCAATGGTGCATCCACAGCATCCAAGGCATCCAACATGGACTTCTGATAGTCTCTGGACTTCTTTGGTGTGTATGCACCGAATCTGGACATTCTTGGTCGACCAAGTGCAACCGGGTCACTGTGGAATGTTCCTTGGCTGTGAAGAACCCACATCATCTTTCCATCTCAATCTGGTCAGACCATTGTTGGAACAATGTTTCACCATTGACTGGATCCAATGTGGTGCATATTCTCTTCAATAGATGTACTTCTGGATATGATTCACCTCGAATCCACTTGTGAACAGTGTATCTGGAACATCCAATGGTGTGTGCAAGTGATTGGATGTTGGTGCAGCTGCTTTGGATGGCCATCTTCAACATCAACTTGAACTGTGGCTTCTGTAGTGCCAGAATCTTTTGTTCTGCCCAATCAACACAGCCTTGACTGGATGTGAAGTCAAGATGGCTGTAGGTTTGTCCATCATGGGTCAATACTGCTTCCCACACATAACAAGTGAACTGTGGATGCCAGTATCTTTTCACCACACCAACTGTTCTTCCATCAAACTTGATGTCTATGTTGTCTATGATGTCACCAAACCTTTTTCTGGCTGCTGTTCTTCCATGTCTTCTGATGTAGTCTCTGATTTCTTGTGTCATTGTTGTTTCTCCAGTCTTTTGATTGAATAGTTGTATTCTGGGATTGTTTGCAAGGCTTCATGGATTAGATTGATGAAGTCCTGTTTGTTTTGATTTGAATGCATAATCAAAGTTTCACAAAGAACTATAACAGTTGGAAACATCAATGGATGTCTTCTCAGATATCCCGGTTTCAGTATCGACAAAGTCACACCAGACTTTCTTGATAGTTCTGCTTTGGTGATGTTGTGTTCTTCCAGTTGTTTGTGAAACCAGTCAATGAATGTCATGGTCTCACCTCAGATATACATGAATGTTTGTTGGATGTGGACAATCATACCTGGTGTCATTCTTTCAGCTGTATTCAGTCCAATCCAGTCATCTGTTTGGGCTATGTCTAACAGCCAAAACTTGGCTGCTGTCATGGTGTGGAATAACTTGGTCACCACTTCTGATTCTTCATCTTTCTTCCAGATTGCAATGTGAAATTCTCTCACTCTCATGCCAACACCCCATTGACCAATGTGGCAATGTATGCCAACAGTTTGAATGATGGGAATATCAAGATGGCCATTCCAAGTGCCAAGAAGAAGATTCCAATGTTGGTTCCAAGTTGTTTTGATTGTTGTCGTGTCATGTTATTTGTCTCCAGTTGTTGCTTTGATGATTTGAAGCAGTTTTTCATTGATGGTTATAATCATTCCAAGTCTAGACATCTCAGAATAATTTTTGTCTGCAGCTGCATCCAGAACCTTGTCTTTCAACAGCTTGATATTGTCTTCTAACACTTGTATCTTGTTCATGTGTACCTTCTTTGATAAGGAGGAACCCGAAGATCCCTCCGATTTGATTATTTGTTAGCATGGAAGTCCAATACATAATCCAATGAAACTCCCTCTGGGCATGTTTTCTCTAATGTTACTAGGAAGTTCTTGAAGATCTCGAAGGCTGCTTCCATATCACCTGAAGCCATAGCAGCGAAGAACTTCGCGCGCGAAGGATGGTTCGGATTCTTCTTGAAGAATACCATTAGAGTATCGATTCCGTTATTAGCTAGAATTTGTAGATCTTGATTTGTCATTTTGTACCTCTTGATTGTTGTCAGATGGGTTGTCCATCTGTTTATAATTATAAACACTTTTTTAGGGTATGTCAACAAAAACATTTATTTTTATTTGTGTTATACTATTGGCATGGCTACTTTCCCCACAATGACAAGACAACAGCGCATGACATATGGTGAAAAGAACTTTCTCAAGTTCTGCAAGCCAATGGTGCAAGACATGTTCCCTGGTGAATGGCACAGCTGCAATGCATCCACATTGGACACAGACCATGGTGTTGATTTCATTGTAGTCAATGGGGCACAGACCACCACAATCAGTGCAAGATGTTGGATGGCCTATCCACAATCACACTTTGCACTGAGATGGAGAAGGACCGGTGCAATTGAACGACATCTGGAACTGGATTCCAGACTGGCAGCATTCACCAATGGTGAACTGATGTCTGATTGGACCATCGAGGGATTCCACTATCAAAACCGTTCATATGTGGCTGCTGTTCCAACCAAGATATTGTTCGAACATGTACACCAGTTTTATGATGCACTACCCACATTCCAGATATTCAACAACACTGACAGTGTGTACTTCAAAAGGATTCCATTTATCAGAATCCATGACCATGTTCACAAATTTATCGGTCTTTGTCCTGAACAACCCTGTCCAAACTGTTCTTGATGTCTTTTACATCATCTTTGATGACATCTACTTCACCATGAAGTTCCTTCATACTGACATTCAATGTCTCCAATCCTTCTCGGTATACTTGTCTATCTTCTTTGTGTGATTCCACGATATTGTCAATCTGTCGAAGATGTCTATCCACCCAGATTGGAAGGTGTTTTGCCAACCATCGTGCAATAAAGAATATAGCACTGACACAAAGTGCCAAAGCTGCCACTGGTCCTGTGAGAATTTCAAACATCATTTGTTCTGTCATTGTGAACCCCATCTTTCAATGCCTTGGACCATGCCAAGTGCCACTTGTGACATTCCAAAGGGTGTCAACAAGTCATTGTGTGTATCCATGAAAAAGGGTTCACAACAGATGGCCACTGGCTTTCCAACATTCTTGATGGTATGCCAAGCATTCTTTGTCCAGTCATCTGGTTTGCATTTGATGGCCTTCTGTTTTTTGACATGAATGACTTGTCCAAGACTGGATGCCATAGCAGCTGCCAGTTCCTTTCCATGGGTGGATTGATGATGATAAAAGAAAGCACCATAATCACCACCACCTGCATTCAGATGCATTGCCAGATATACCATCTTGCAATCAAACCGACTTGAATAGTCATTCACTCTGATATGTCTTTGTGTGTATGTTCCATCAGACAATGGAATCACTTGATGGCCCAAGTCCATCAATCGCTGTTCCAATATCAAAGCAAGATACCCAGTCCAATGTGCTTCCTTCTCATCATTGGATATCTGACCATCTTGATTGATGTCAAAACTGGCCCCACGGTCATCCACTTTGGATGGCTTGCCAGCGTGCTGTCTGTCTATGAATATTAACATGTCTCTATAATATCATGAATACAGTTCCATTTACACAAGTCTTGGATTCACCAATGGATTCGATTCAAGATGAAGGATGAACCTCCATTGTCCATTGTTCCATGACTTGGACACCACTTGGCACTTGTGTTCATTCAATCCAAACTGTGTACTGGAGAAGGATATAACATCACCAACTTCCAAGTATCCGAATGCTGGGAATGCTTGTACTTCGATTCCATAGGCACCAAGACCACTGATTCTGATTTTGTCTCTGGCTATTCTGTATGCTGTGTTCATATCCCATACAAAGGGCAGTTCCAACACCACTTCACGCAATCCGAATCTGGAATAGCTAAGGTCTGAGACCGGGTCTTTTGCCAAGAATGGATTGACATCTTTGGCACTGACAGTTGGGTCAATGGTGATTGTGGACAAGAAGTGATTGTTCTGGCCTTCATATCCATACTTGACTGTGACTTTGTTCACTGGCTCCACATCCAATGGCTGGAGACCAGTCACCACTTGGAACATTCCTGATTCCAGAATGTGGAATGATGGATTCACTTGTTCTGATTGATAGTACAGATTCAATCTTGGTTCAATACCATCTGGTCCGTTGAACACCTCGATTGGAAGATTGGCAATGATGTTTTCTTGCATCCAGTCCAAAGCAATGACTTCTGGGTCATTCACATACCCACCGAACTTGTAACGGTTCAAAACTGCTCTCAGTCCTTCCCATGCACTTCTGTTGAACTGGAGACCAGTCAGTTCCAGAAGATAAATGCACAGATTGCCACCACCAGACAAAGATTGTCCAGTAATTGGGTCTTGTCCACCTTCACCATGTCCGGCCCATGAACACCAGAATGTTTGGTCTTCATCCAGTGCTGGTGTGAATCCATTGTCCACCAATACACTTCCAGATTGATATGTGGTGTAGCTGTACATAGAACCATCTGCATTGGTGTCTGTTATGACATAGTTGGTGAAGTTTCCACCATCTTGGTCATATATTGTGATTCTGGATGCATCCACTTCACCCATGGCAATGATTAGTTTGATCTCCAGATTCACACCAGTTCCAGTTGTGTCGATGATATATGTGGGTGTCACTTTGGCATCTTGTAAGACTTCGAATGACTTGGATGTGTCTCTGATGTACCATTCACCCAATGCACCAAAGACCCATGGAACATATTTTCCAACCGGGTATTGAATCATTCTTCCAAGTGTTGCAGCTCGTTGGTCTAGCCCAGGGAACACAAATGGGTCAATCTCAAAACTGTTGGCCAACAACTTTCTTTTGGTGACATTCAAACCATTCTCGATGCTGAAGATGATATTGCCCATCGACTTTGTTGGTGTTCCAATGATTGGGTCCACCACCTTTCCTGCAAACAATGGAATCTTGTCTTGTTCTGTGAATGATGTTTTGCCATTGGAGACCATCACCATTGACAACACAGATGGTGCCAGTTCCAGTGTTCGATTGGCCAACCATTCTGCAATCCAGTTCACATCATCAAAGACCACTTCAATGGATACACTGTTGGCTTCAATATTGAACCCCACAATGTCAGTCTGTTGTTCGATACTTGGGTCACCCAGTCCACCATTGTATCTGTGTGTTTCTCCTGTCAATGTGTCTTCAATGTCAATGGGTATGGTGCTGAATCTGTATGTCTTGCCAAGATAGTCAATGGTCAACAGATAGCACAGTTCTTTTCCTTGGATGTCATCTGGATGGAGTCTCATTATTCAACCTCAATCAATGTAACTGTGGCCAGTCTGAACATTTCATCTTGTTCTTCTTCACCCAGTACAGATTCCAAGGTCACACCACCAGACATTCTGACCATTGCATGGTTATAGTATCTGTTGAAGATGAAGAAGCCATCTTCATCTGTGTCCTTTGGAATGGATGGAAGATACACAACTGGCTTCTGTTCAATGAGATGTTGACAGATTCCCAACATACCAAAGACAGCATCTCCATAGTTGGCAATAGGCATGGCACCACTGGCTTGACTGAACTGCCAGAAGTCTGGATTCAGTTCATAGATGGTCCGACTGTCCACAGGTTCTGTCCATGCCACTTGGAACGTTCTTCTGCCTTCTGACTGCTTGCGGGCATAGTACATTCCATCATTGGTGGTGTATGATTGGACATTGGGTTCATAGTTGATTGACCGGCCCCGTTGGTATTGTGGTGCCATGAAGTAGATTGAACCAAAGACCATGGTGCCAATCTGATAGTATCCTTCGAGGGTGTCTTGTGTTGGAATCTCGATTGCATAGGCCACTTCACCTGCACCGGCTGCAGCTTGGAATGATTCAGCAACAATGGTCACACTGTCTGGAATCAGATTGATTGTTCCACTGGTTGGAAGTGTCGTTGGGTCCACCAGTTCACTGTCAAAGACCAACACAGCACTTTTGGCATCTGAAGTCTTGGTCCACAGTCCTTCACTGTTTTGTACTATCTTCACAATGTACTTGTTTTCACCATCCACCAATTCTGCTCTCCATCCAACACATTCACCATATTTCAGATAGATGTTCTTGGTCAGGTTGTCTGGAACGAGTGTTGCACCAACTCTTTCAAAGCTACCAGACAGACCAGTTGATACATCGATGGACACAGCTGTTGACCAACTTGAACCATTCCATGTCTTCAATGTGGCTGTCTTCCAGTTGATGTTTGACAGATGGAGACCAACAACATCATTCAGACCAAGATTCTTTTCATTGGATTTGGTCACCGGGTCTGTGTACCATGCAATCCGTTCTGTGGATGCATCATCAACACTTCTCCACACCACCCTTGGAGACAAAGCAACTTCATGGAACATGTGGTCAATTGGATAATCATATCTAGGTTCAATCTTGTACTGGTCTCCAGCTCTGGCTGGTGCATCTTTGGCACTCAGTAACAGACCACCATCAATGTATGTATAATCACCATAAGATGGATATACAGCACCACGCAATTCAGCATTTGGTTCACCAATACCACCTGCTGAAACATGCATTTCTGACCAGTATGATTCAAAAGACCCAATCGACAGATGGCCCCATTCAAACAAAGTAGTGATCCCCGGTGCCTGCGTTCCAAGTGTCACATCCACTTCTGTCCACACCTTGGCTTGTTTTTCATCCCATTCACGGAAGTACACTTTGACTTTGGTTCCATCTTGGAACACCATGAATTCATGTGTGGATGTCAAGTCGAAGTTCTCTGTATGCAGTGTTGAACTGTGGTCCAAGATTCTGAATCCACCCACAGCAAAACGAATCCGCAAAGTGAAACTGTTGCTGCCATCTGTGGACTGGACTTTGAACAGAATATTGTCAGCTGTCAATGTGGAATTGGTTTCCACTCGCATCTTGAATCTGTAGAA